ATTTCTCTCTTTTGCATCCGATAACTACTCAACGATTGAAATCTACTTGTATTCAAGATTCCTTGGATACAAAGGTAGTGCAATCCCGTGTGAGCTCTGGGTTAAGGACCGTTACGTCAAGCCGGATCACCGTAAAAAACTCTTGTACGAAATCGATGAGATGCAAGAGGACATGCGTAAGTTGCGCGAAGATGTAGAGCAGGGTCTCGTCAAGCGTGACGCAGGTGTAGCACGTCTTGCCTCCATGCAAAAAGAATTGCGTGGCACAATTGCGCAAGTAGAAACTTATACCTCCAATAAGGATCGCAAGGGCCTCTTGATGGCTGGTGCAGATCGTGCTATTCGAGAACTCCTTTCGATTTTCAAGGACGATCCAATTGAGATTCCCCTGGAAGAAGCGTCAATGAGTGTGTGGTCTCGCATGCAACTAGAGGAATAGCCCGTACTAAGATAGGTTTAAATTCAGTTACCAGGCATGGGCTCAAACGCAAATAATTCCCAGCTTGCCGGCAGGGCACGCCAGCAGCAGATGGCTAGCGAAGGTATCAGCCGCCGTCGTCAGGCACTGTCAACTGCTCCTGCACCCATGGGTAGCCCCATGACGGAAGAAGGGGGTATGTCAGGCAGCGCAGCGGTATCAGAAGGCTTAAACCGTGGAACACCACAGGGAATTTCTTTTGGTCCTGGTCGTGCAGTACGTGCTACTGAAGGAGAATCTGTAGGATCTCCTGCTTACCAGCAGATGATTGCTCGTATTCGTCAAGAGATGGGCTGATGGCAAAAGGTAAGATGCCTCCGCAATTTCTTGAATACCTCAAGAAAAAAGAAGCAAAGAACAAGGATGGGTCTGAGATGTCAGACAAAGAAAAGCGTAAAGCAGCTTTAGATAAAGCTCAAAAGTACCAAGAAGAAAAGCGGAAGCAAAAAGAAAAAAAATAGGGTAGTATTTAGAGATACGTTAAATACTAGTCGTGCCTTCGTATCTTCACTTAACACACAGGCGAAATGCAAAGGCAGCTGCTAAAAACCAACAACTTAGAAAACCAAAAAACGAAGATTCTCTTGCGTTAGCGCGAGAAGATTTCAGCTTTTTTTGTGAGTACGTAGCCGATAAGCCTCCTGCAAAGCACCACAAGGAATGGCATCGTCACTTCGTTACAGGGGAAGATAGTAATTGTCTGACCAAAATTGCTGGCCCCAATATTGATCTACTGGCGCCCAGGGGTAGTGCCAAATCCACAAGCTTGGGTTTGTTTACTGCATGGGCAATTGGCGTGCACACCACGGCCAAAATGCCACTACAGATTCTTTATCTGTCGTATACGGTTGATATTGCACGCTCTAAGTCGGCAACCATCAAACGCATCATTGAGAGCAAGCGATATCAAGAGGTATTCCCAAAGGTACGTCTTCTCAAGAACGTAACCAGTAATGAGTATTGGTCAATTGACCATCGATTTGCTGGCATTGAAACCACAGGTGACGAACAGTTCACGCTCTGCGCTGCAGGCCTAAAAGGTTCGGTGACTTCCAAGCGTAGTCATCTGGTTTGCATTGATGACGCCATTAAAAGTTCGGCGGACATCGCAAACCCTGACATCAGAAAGATGATGCAGGAGAACTGGAACGCAGTGATTGCACCAACCATGTTTGAAGGTGGACGGGCTATCTGCCTTGGAACTCGCTTCCGACATGATGACATTCACGCAACTACTTTCAACGAACAAAACAACTGGACGCAGATTGTTCTCTCTGCAATCCAAAATGATCCCGTCACAGGAGACGAGGAGTCCTATTGGCCTGAGATGTGGTCCCTTGATTACCTAAAGGAAAAGAAAAGGCAGGCACCAATTGCTTTTTCATTCCAGTACATGAATCAAGTTATCAGACAGAACGAGCTGTCCCTGGCACCAGAGCTAATTGTTAAAGCTGAAATCTCAACTGAATTCGACGCTCTTGGCATTGGTGTTGACCTGTCTGCAGGCATCAAGGAAAAGAATGACTACACCGTAATGGTGCTAGGTGGTCGCGTTGATGATCGCATACACATCATTGATTATCGCCGCATTCGCGTAATGGGCAACCTGGAAAAACTCGACGCAATGAAAGAGCTACTCAATGATTGGTCTATTCTTGGTCGCGATGATAACGGGAATTACTTTCCGACTTATTCAACTTGCGACATCTGGTCAGAAGCAGTCCAGTACCAAGCGTCCCTGGAGGCGGACTTCAAGAGAGTCTGTCTAAGCAACGAAGGCCTTTACAACTTACTCTGGCATCCAGTTAAGGGCTTCAGGGCTGACAAATTGGCTCGCTTTCGTGGCATCATTGGTATGTTTGAGGATCGCAAAATTATCTTCAATCGTTACCGCAACTTTACAAACATGTTTGAAGAACTGACAAACTTTGGTGTCAGCAGTCACGACGACACGGTCGACGCGTTAGTATGGTTAGTCAATGGCCTCGCCCGCAAAGGCCAACTACACCTTGATTATTAATGGAACGTGTCAATCCTGAAACAAATAAACCCTGGAAGTATGGTGAAGTCGGTCTTGACGGACGGATTTTTTTGGGATATAGACGTAAATCAAGAATCAATAAAGACGGAACATTTCAGATGAATTGGCTCAGTCCGGAGGCATGGGCAAAAAGAGAGACTAGCTGTCGCGATGCCGCAAAAAGAGCACAAAAACGTAATGCAAAAATTATTAAAGATGAAAAATTAAAACGTGGTTGCGAAAAATGTGGATACAAGGATCATCATGCTGCCCTTGATTTTGATCATTTAGACCCTGTTACCAAATCACGCGATATCGCCAAAATGCATACAACCAATATTGAGGCATTAAAAGAAGAAATAAAAAAATGCCAAGTATTATGCGCCAATTGCCATCGCATAAAAACGTACGAGCAACGCTTAAATAAAGTTAGTTTGGCTTGTTAACGGACTTGCGCGAAAAGGGCAGCTTCATCTTGATTACTAAGAATTAGAATTAATAAAAAGCGTTTGCAGTCGTGGGACCAGAGTACTTAGCCCTTGGTTTGACAGCGGTAATTTCCGCACTTACAGGGGGGTCTTGGGTCGCCAATAAAATATTAGGCCGCACATACGAACGTATGAAACAATTGCGTGACATAATGACAGCACAAGAGAACAAAGTGACTTCTCTTGAAAATCAAGTCAATCGCATGCCGCTTGAATATGTCTTGAAAGTGGACTTCCTTAGGGAGATCCAGGAAATGCATGACAACTTTAACCAGATCAATATTAAGCTTGATAAGCTTATTGAAAAGCTTTTGACAAAATGAGCTACATCCTGGAAGTACAAGAAGACGAAAACGGAGATAGTTTTATCTTGCTGCCAGACGAAGCAATTGAAGAACTTGGCTGGGAAGAGGGTGATATTCTCGAGTGGAATTTAAAAGGAAATGGAATTGTATTGAGTAGACTGAATGACATAGCAGGTTACGAAGTGCTGGAGGATTAAATGATTCGTTATTATAATGGCGATTACGGTTTTCCCGCAGGCAATATGGCCGGGGTTGGGAGTGCAAACAACTTGGTTGCGGGCTCTCCTAGCTTTGACATCAATAGGGGCGCAGGTGCGTTAGGTGGCCGTTCTGGCGAACAGCTCAAACGTCTTTACGAAGGCGGCACGCAACAAAATCAACAGTTAAACGAAGAACTCAAGCGGCGTGGCATCATGCCTGGTGCAGGCCCTCAACTTCCACTTGCCATGGGTGGATTCCAAGGCGGTGTACCAACGGGCAATGCAGCCTTCTTCCCTGGTGGACAGCTCCCCCAAGGTTTTATTGGTAAGACAGTTGTCTGATTTATTGTTAGTATTAACAGAACAAGGGGTAAATAGTTAATGGCCGTAGACGCTAAATCACGCCTTAAAGAAATTGTCGACTCGTACCTCGATAAAGACGGCGGTGCGTCTATTGATACGGGCATCGTAGCGTCACACCTTGCACAGATGAAGCTCTTTGGCATCCGCCAAGGTGTTGAATTTTTTCCTGCACAAGACAACTTCGGTAATCAGCGCAAAGACTTTATTGATCGCGTAGTCAAATACAATCAGATCGACACACGCCTGGATTCAATCTGGGACTATTTCATGTGTGATGGCCAGGGTATCTTTTACATCCGGCCCACACAAAACAACTATCGCCTTTATTATTTCAGGCGTCACGAATATCGTTCTTTCTACAACATCGACGGCGAGCTTGACGAAGTTGTAATCATCTATAGCTACAAGGTCCGTCAGGGTCTTGGCTTCCAGCAGGACATTGCAAGCGACAAGCTTACAGGCCCTGCTTACATGGGACAAGGCGGAGCAAAACGCTACATCCGCCTTTCAATCAAACGGCGAACAATTGAGGAGACTCATTCGGAAGGCGAACTTTCTTTCGATACTGTTTACCAAGCAAATCCAGGTAAAACTAAAACGTTCAAGAATACGCTTGGATTCATTCCCTGCGTTGAGATCTTCAATAATCCCAAAGGCTTCTCAACTGAAGGTGTTGGTGAGTTTGAAGCGCTAGCCAACCACATCTGCACGCATGATGAAATGGTCCGCACCATGCGGAAGAACGTGCAGTTCTTTGGTAACCCAACCCTTCTTTCGTCTCGTCCCAAGACCGACCTGATGGAGGCCGGCGGTGATGTAGCTGTACAGCGTCCGTCTATTGCTGCTAACTCAGGCTTTACTGGCATGGGTGCATTGAGCCAATCAAGGTTCAAAGCAGACCCAATCTCCCGTGGTGTTGACGGTCAGATCCGCGTACCAAGGGTGATCGCAAACCTGGAACCTAACGACCGTGTTGGTTACATTGTTCCAGATGCCATCACTGGTGACCAGAATTCCTTCGCACGTCAGTACCGAGAAGAAATCCGCACAGCTTTAGGCGGTGTGGATGAACTTTCCATTTCTGCAGGCGTGACAGCTACGGAGTACAAGTCTCTGTTTGGACGTGTTTCCGCAACATCGAAGAAAAAAGCAAACGCCATTTACACCTATGGTGTGTGTCGTTGCCTGGAACTCATTATTTACCAGGAAGAGCGCTTGTTCCGAGAGACGTTGGCGGCAGCTGCAGGACTAGAGAAACCCCTGGAACTACCAGAGACTGCATCTGACGCAGACATTGCCGCATACAACGATGCAATGCGTGCGTTTGAAGAGCAGGTCAAGCAATTGA